TGCTTCGTGCCGTAAAAGGAAAATACAAATTAGTCGATTTGTTCTTAAACATTAAAAAGTTCGTGGAACACATAATCGACTTATCCAAAAAGATTAATGCTAAATAGGAGGAAAACCTTATGAAAAGAGTTAAAAGTGGCGTTGCCAATGCTCTCATTGAAGTCGATGATATTACAAGTATTATTGATTTGTGCGAAAGTTTAGATATTGGCGATTTAGTAGCCGAAAATAAAAACAATGTTAAAAAACTCTATCGTGTTTCAAAACGTGGCGAAAGCGAATTAGCCCTATCTTATGTAGACAACGAACAATCAAGCATTGTGTCTTTTTCAAGAGATAGCAGTGGCGTTTGGTCTTATGTCGAAACCAAAGAAACCGAACTTGATGGCGGTGGAACAAAGTTGTATAAGCATGTATTTACTCTTGAATTAGATGGTGGCGAGGGCGGAACTTATAATTTGATTGCAATTACACCTACACAAATACCATATACAACTGATGATTTCCCTTTTAGTGATGAAGTTAATTTTAAAATGGTGTTTGTTAGGCAATTCTATGTGCCATCAGTTGATGAAATGCCAAGCGACCCCGTTGTTTCATTAAACTTTTTAGGTGGCGAAAATGGTGGATTGTGTGTTGGTTTCCTATCTAATAACGAGGGAACGCACGTTATGACATACACTATCCCTTTTAATTACGCTATTCTTGAAGATGAAGTTTTGCCACTCTAATACAACAATCATGGGGCTTGAAATATAGCCCCTTTTACCTTAAAGAAATACCGAAATCTCGAAAATATTAATAATACGAAAGGAAAAAATGAATTATGTTTATTATTGATTTTAGAAACAAATTAGTTAGTGATTATCGCTTTTCAGTAATAGGCAACTCTAATGTCGATAAAGTCGATTTAGTTTCTCATTTTATCCAATACGCAAACTACTCAATCTATCTAAAAGTTATGAGTGATGACGAAAGATATGTAGATAAAATTGCGATTGCAAGTGAGGACATTAGTGTCGATGAAGATGTTTTAGTTTGTCGTTGGACTATGGGTGCAGTTTCTACCCAATGCAAGAAACTTTACTTACAATTACAATTTGAACAAGGCGACACAATTATCGCACAATCTCGTATTGTGAGTGTAATTTTAGGCGATACAATCAATGTTGACGAGTTATTACCCGTCATTTACCCACAAGTTCTCAAAGAACTACAAAACCAAATTGATACCTTAAAGATTAAGAGTTTTGCTCTTGCTTCAATGTCGTATCTTAACGATGTTTTATATTTATCTTTTGAAAATGCCATGCACGAAATCGTGTCAAGCGTTCAAGTCGCTATCCCAACAAGCGATAAAATGTTATTTATCGAGGGTGCTGATTACAAAACTCTTGCCGAATTATATACCTTGACACAAGGAAAACCATTTATACATGAGGGCATTTCAATCCTTAAAGTTTCTCAATCGGGAAGCAACTATAATGTAATGTTATGGACTACTTCGGGATATGGTGTAGAAGAAAACCAAAACGGAAGCGCACAACTTGGCGACCTTGCTTTTGCTAATTTTAATTATTATTTGTTAGGAACAAGCGAACACAACAAAATCTATGGAACTGATAATAATGGCAACCAAACACTTTTAGATGTCGACCATGGCTCAAACTATGGCGGAAAAGTTGTTCGTAGAGATAGCAACGACCAAATCTATGTGCCATTAATACCAACCGCAAACGGACAAGCAACAAGCAAAAAATATGTTGATGACAAAATTGAAGAAATAAAAGATTTATCTTATCAAGAAGTTAATATTACCGAATACCCAACACTTAACGATTTTTTAGCAAGCACGGGCGAAAAAGGTTATTTGTATCTTTACCCAATCGACACAAGCGAAGCACCCGACTTTGAAAGCGGTTATTATCGCTATGTTTGGGAAAATAATGCTTGGAAATCATTAGGCACAACCGAGATTGATTTAACAAACTACTATGACAAAGACCATGATGTTATACCTAATTCAAACAACGCCAAAGATTTAGGCTCATCTTCATACACTTGGAAAGATTTGTATTTAAGTGGCTCGCTAAAACTTGGTGGAACTGACACGGGTTTCACTGCTAATGAATACGGAAATATTAGCGTAAAGAGAAACGGAGATATTAATTACTATTTCACTTCAAGTTTTTATCCAAATGGAAATAATTTAAGAGATTTAGGCACAAGTTCTAATAAATGGAAAGACTTTTATCTTGCGGGCAAAATGTATGGTGCTAACTACAATGTTGAAATTGATAATTTATATAGATTTATCTATGGAACTTATAGCACGGGTAGTTCTCAATTAACTTATGAATACATTACTGAAAAAGATTTAAGTGCTGATACCACATTTACATTAGCAACTGCGCCAAGTCAATGCCACCCCGAATACAAAGCAATCATCACAAATAGCGGAAACTCAACAATTACCTTAACATTTACGGGCGTTAGTTCGATTTTATGTAATAACGAAAATTGTGTAATTACAAACGGAACGAATAGCACATTAACATTACCAAGCGGAACGACAATAGAGTGTTCTATATTAAACGGAAAAATGGTCGCAATCGACTTTGATTATGTTGGATAAGAGTGGAGGTAAATCTTTATGAGAAGAAACCTTTTAATGAGTTATTTGACTAATCAATTCAAATGGCTTCCTTATTCTTTTGAATATCTTTATCACGACTTAATACCCGCTACAATTAACAATAAACAAGTCAAGGACAAAACCCGTTTGTTTAAGATTGAGGGTAATAGTGAAGTGGTAAATCAGTTATTCGATTATCATGGTCTTTCTAGTCAAGAAAACAATGGTATTACATATATAAACAATAATGACGGAAGTTTTACTTTAAGCGGAACTGCTACTGCTAATTCTTATTACACAATTTTAGATTTAGCCTCATTAGTAGATAATCACTACTATTTGATTTATGGTTGTGCTAGTGGTGGTAGCACTTCTTCATACATGATAAGAATAGCCAACGGACAAGGTGGCGATTTAGGTTATGACATAGGAAATGGTGTCGTTGTGAAAAACACAAGTGGCATGGTAGTTTTTATGCGTGTTGTCAACGGAACTGCTTTATCAACTGCTAAAAAGTTTGTGCCACAAATAATTGATTTAGGTAAGAGATACCCATTTGACACCCCAACTTCATTAACCGACAAAAGAGTGCAAAACATAATTAATCGTGGAAGTGAAGATTTTAATAGTGGCGAAATCAAGAATACAAGTCTTGGTGGGTTTGTTAGTGAGGGGTTTAATATTTGTGATGAGATATTTGAGGGTGGTGTTTTAGGAAATATCGGTCAAACTGAAAGTGATAGTAATAGTTTTAGAACAAAAAATTATCAAGAAGTTTTACCTAACCAAACCCTTAATTTACATGCAAGTTCAACCATGTTTGGAACACTTATTGTTTGCGAATATGATAAGGACAAAAACTTTGTATTAAGAAGTCTTAAATATGAAAGCGACCAACCATTAACAACTCAACAAAATACTAAATATATTAAAATTGCATTTTATAAGAGTGGTAGTTCATGGCAAACAAATGTGCCTACCAAAGAACAAGCACAAGTTTGTATCAATCGCAGTTCAGCCCTTAACGGAACATATAAACCACACCTTAACCGATTACCAACGGAATATCAAGAGGTCGAGTATGTCGAAAGCACGGGAACACAATATATTGATAGTGGGGTGTTAGCCACTGATACAACGGGTTTATTGATAAATGTTGCGCCACTCAATAACGATGAAGCGGTCTTTATTGGAACTAAAATCAATACTATTGTAGATGATTATTATGGTCTATATATTGGTATTAATCCAAGTTATAAGATTTTTGGGAACTTTAACGGAAATGATGACGCAAGTGCAAGACCTACTGCACAACTAAATACAAAGTTCTTATATAAATTAAATTATAGAAACAATAGAAAAAGATATTTTAACGAAACCGAATTAACAAGCATTTCAACAACTTTACCAAGCATTTCATATCCAATATATATTGGTTGTGGAAATAGAGGTAATAATCTATGGTTAGGCAGTAGTGCAAGATTTTATTCATGCCAAATTACTGACGGAACAAGTATTATCCGCCACTTTATCCCTTGTTTCCGTAAGAGCGACAACGAAATCGGTTTATTCGACCTAGTTAATCAAGTTTTCTATACAAATAGCGGAACGGGAACTTTCTCAAAAGGCAAAAATGTGGCAAGTGTTAGCGACTTATCCTTTGCCTATCAAGGTAGTGGTGTTGGAACATCTCACGATAGCATTGAGAAAACTGCAACCGAGTGGGTGTTTACGAAAGATAGAGTTAAAGTTGATATGGGTAGTTTAGATTGGCTAGATGTATTAAGCGATAATACAACTGCTTCAACAAGTCTTAATACAACAATTAACAAACCAAGTTCAAATGATGATGTTGCTAATGTTCTATGTGAATTATATCAACCCGCAAGTAGAACTAACTTATTTAACCAAACATGTATTTGTGTTAATACGGGTGGAAATGTTATTGTTTACGATAGTTCGTTAGCGGGCAAAACGGGAAGTCAACTAAAAACCTTATTTAGTGGCAAAAATATCGAATACCAACTTGCCACCCCACAAGTTATTAGAATACCTTTGAAACATTTGGCAGTGGTTGATTTGGGAAGTTTGACATATGTTCATAGAAGTAGTGATAATGTATTTTCTTTGCCATCAGGAACATTACCTTTATTAAAAACAAATGGTTTAGTGTATTGTTCTATTTATAGACAAAATGTTGGCTCTATTGCTTCTATGCAAAATATGGAAGTTTCAACTGCAAATTATTACAATGTACATGACTTAATTTTTAAGAACACTATCTATACCAATGCTACTGATTTCAAAAATGGTAATAAAGGCATTTACCTATTCTACGAAACCCAAGATGAAGTCCCCGATATTGACTTAACCATGAATAGCGAGGTCGGTGGCGAACTCAACTCATACGACTTTAAGTGGATAAGAAATCAATTAAGAAAAGATAATATTTCGTTTAGTGGCAATTTATCCGTATCTACCAATTCTCAACACAAAATAGTGATTACGGGGTCAACAAGTTTAGCGAACACATTTGCAATTTCTCTCACTGATATAAGTAGTGATTATGCAATCAAATTAAATCACAAATATCTTATTGCTTTTAAAGGAAAAGAAACTAGGGTTAAAGCATATAGAATATATGTTTATTCTCAAAGCGGTTATGTTGCAAATATAGGAGATATTGATAGTCCAATCATTGTTAGCGGAAGTCAAACTTATGCGGGTAATTATTTCCGCCTTGCAATTTCTCCAACTGCTGATGAAGTCTTTAATGATGAATTAGAACTTATGATTATCGACCTCACAAAAGCCCAACTCGATGACGCTACTTCAATTAACGACCCTCGTATTCAAAGAATTATCAAACTCGACTATATCCCAACCGACATAAACGGAACACTCACATACGAAGAAACCGAAGTCTTACCAAATGTCGATGTGAAAGAAAAGGCGAAGTAATATGATTAAGTTAAGTGATTTATTTGAAAATGTCGCTTATAAGGTCGATTACAAGCAAGTTGGCGATAGTGTCAACTACGCATTTGTTGAAAACAAGAAAGAGCATTTGCTTTATATCTACTTTCAAGGAAGTAATAGCATAACTGATTGGGTGCGAAACTTTCTATTTACTAGCGATTGCTATGGTTTATTCAAAGCACATAAAGGCTTCTTAACGGCTTATAAGGAAGCGAGAAACATCGTTCTTGATAAAGTTTACGAGAAAGATGAAAATGGCGACTACAAATGGCTAAAAATCATCATTGTCGGCTACTCACACGGAAGCGCATTGACACAACTTGCCTTACAAGATATTTGGTATCATCGCCAAGACATTAAAGATTGCATACTTGGATATGCCTTTGAAAGCCCAAGAGCGTTGAAAGTCAAAAAGAAATACCGCTTTATGTGGGACAATATGTTCGTAATAAGGAATAATCAAGACCTTGTTGCACATTGTCCGCCAAAGTTATTCGGCTATACTGATTTAGGCAAACTGATACAAATACATGGCGACACAAGTTTGGTTAAAAACAAAATGCCAAAGTGTATCAAGAGCCATTATCCTCAATGCGTGCTTCAAGGGTTGAGAAAATACGAGAAATCGTGAAAGAAAAAAAGTCAGTTTTCTTTCAAAAAATGGAAAATCATGGAATAAAGTAGTTTAAAATATGTGAAAATCATATAAATATGCTACTAAAATGGAAAGATATGGATAGGTTATAGGTATTTCCTGTCGTCCCGACCATGAGTATTTAACCCCTCTATAAGAGGGGTTTTTTGTTGCGTGAAAGAAAAATTGAAAGAAAATTGAAAGAAAAACAAAAAAACCACCCAAGCGACTAGGTGGCTCGAAAGTGAGATTTGAAAGATGAAAACGACATATCTTTCAAATGACAATAATTATATTACTATTAAATAAACTTTTGTTCAAGTGAATTGTCTAAATGGTTGCAATAAGTGTTTTCAAACACGGAAACACTATGACCCATGATTTTAGCGCAGTAAACAACATCGCTTATGTTTTGACATTTCTTGGCTAGATTAAAGCATTTAGTATGTCTATATTCGTGCGTAGCGTATAATGGTATGCCCGCTTTTGCTTCATAATATCTTAATTTGCGCTTAAAGTCCGTATGTGAGCCACGAAACAATCTACCCTCTTTAAGATTATTATTAACTATATAAATGTTCAGCATTTCGGCTATTTCGCTATTTATTGGTATCTCTCTATAACTATTAGCAGTTTTAAGAGTAGCAGTGAGCGTGCCATCGGTTAATAATTGTCTTTTTATTTTTATTCTATTAGTGTCTTTATCAAAACTATCTACGCATAAACCAAGAAACTCGCTGATACGACAACCGAGATATGCAAACAATTTAAACTCTACATAATCTTTGCTTGTGTGGTCGATTACTTCAAAAAGTTTGAACAAATCACTATCGGGTATATATCTCTTTTCATTTTGAACGATTTTAGACATTTTAAAAGGTTGCATGATTATTTTAACGTCCTCGCAAACTTCGTTTGGTATACGCTTTGTTAGATAGCAAAAATTGGTAAAATCAAGGAAAACTCGCACTAGCAAACTCTTTTTGTTTTGATTTAAGTTGGTATTTCGCTCTAAATCTTGGTAAATAATCTTCAAACGTTTTTGAACAAATACACTTGTTAATGGCTGACCCATAAAGATATTATCCCAATAAGAGTGGAATTGAGTTTTTTCTTTTCGCAAACTTTCCTTACGAACTTGCTTGCCCCTATAATCCAAGAACTCTTTAACTGCAACCTCATACATTGTGTCGTTGGCAAAATAGTGGTGGTGCATACGCCACTTTTCAATCTCGTAATCGTATTTTTCATCGGCTTCCTTTTTTGTATCAAAGCCCCTTATGGTGCATGTGTGATAACTGCCGTTGATTTTAACTTTAACGGATATAAACCATTTGCCGTCTTTTGCTTGATATATCCCTTTGTGCATTAACAAAATACCTCGATATATTTCTTTATATTATTTAGTTTGTCAATTTCTTTAATGTTGTTTAGCAATTTGATTATCTCGTTTCGCTTCAACACAATATCGGCTTTTTCAATCTCAACATCATCATCAAGACCTAATAATACTTCGAGAGGTAAATATAACATTTTAGATAGTGTATCAATGTGCGAGCGTTTAATATCTTTGGCTCTACCCGTTTCCCATCTCATAATGGTTGATTTATTAACACCACACGCATTACCTATTTGTTCTAATGTAATACCCAACTCTTTTCTTCGGTTGTGAATAATAATACCTATCCTATCATTTCTCATAAAAATACTACCTTTTCCTATATTTATTATTAAATATGTTATTGCGAATTACAACTTTTTTTCTTTTTATTGTAGAAAATTGTTGCCAAATAAAATAATCGTGTTATCATAAAATCACAAGTTGCCAAACGCAACCTAGAAAGTGAGGGACGAATAATGTTTAACAAAAACAAGTTTGAAGCCATGCTATTAAATCATAGCGTTTCAAAAAAAGATTTGGCTTATTATTTAAACATTTCTATTTCATACTTATATAAAAAGATTAGTAATGGTGGCGATTTTAATGTCGAGGAAATACGACTAATGACTAATTTATTTGGTCGTAATGAGGTATTAGATTGCCTTTTTGATTGCGAATAATGTTGCCATAATGCAAGAAAGTGAGATTTGAAAAATGACAATACAAGAAAGAAAAGAAGCATTAGCAACACCCGTTTGGGATTACAAATTAGTAGCACTCTACTGCGGTTGCAAGAAATCAAAAGCATTTGAAATTATGAAGAAATGCAAAGAGGAACTCAATGGTCGAGTGCTATTCAATGAACACGGGGTAAAGCGTAATAGCGTTTTGGCTTATCTTAACACAAGCGTTGAGCAAGAGAGATACATAATTCAACAACTAGAAGAAGAACAAACATAAACCACTAAAAACGGACACCATGCACGAGTAATCCTACTTTAATTATTTCATGTAAAAAATACTCCTTAAATTGATTATTTACAGCCTTATATTTCATGTCTTTTATAAAAACCAATCCTTTCAAAAATGTGCAGTGTGATACCCCGTTAGTTGCTTGTCCTTAAAGGGTTTGGACTAACACCCATAATTGTCGGCAACGATTAGGTTTGCGCCATTATACCTAACTGCTGAATAAAAAAGCGTTGGTGGGGATAACCAACTGAAAAACCCCAATTACGAAAGCGAGATTTGAAAAATGACAAACGAACAAATTGAAAGAGTTATCGAAAGCGAAAAGAAACTCAAAACAAAAAGATTATTAACAAGACAACACGCACTTAAAACATGGTTAGAAAACCACCAAGTAGGTCGTTATTGGACTATTGAGGAAATCGTTAAGTATGTGGTCGATAGTGAGGGCAATCCTTATTATGCCTTAAACACAAGCCCATACACCCATGATAAATGTGTGGTCTTATCAAGCGATGTAAGAGAGTTGAATTGGCACACGGGTAGAGAACGTTATATTCCAATTATCAAAGATAGTAAAGGTGGAATTAAATTAGCCGAAAATAAACAAGAACTTGAAGATTATATCAAAAAGGAAAAGGCGAAAATTGAAACCAAATATCAATATTACAACCACCTTAATTCGCTTATTGAGTTAGAGGGAACTATGCCGTTTATCAACCAAGAAAATAGAGTGCTTGATGATACGGAAATCAAACCAATCGAGGTTTATGCACATGAGCAGTAATTACCAAAAGATTTATTACATACAAGGCGAGATATTTCGTGAAAAGACCAATAAGAAAGCATTAGCGTTTGCAAAGCATTACGCTAAAGAACATGGCTACGATGAAAAAGATATTTATGAACTATCAAACAACGCTGAAATTGTCTATTTAACGCAATTACTTGAAAAGCAAGAAAAAGGCGAGGTCGAAGCAATCTTTACGAGCAAAAGAATTGCAGTGTTAAGCGGTTTCGAGAATTACGACAATGAGGACATACCCGAATTGGCATTTGAAATAAGTTGCATATACCGAGAAAAAGGTGGCGGACATAGGCATTACGTTAAGGTAGTCAATAGTGTTTACGAACTAACAAGAGAACTTATCAATAGCAAAATCTTATTTGATTACGTTTTCAAAGATACGGCTTCATTAGAAATCTATTACCCCGATGAAGATAACAAACTTAAAAAGTGGAAACTCACGGATAAGGACATATTCATTAAGGAAGCCAAAGAAAGACACAAAAAGAAACTTGCTCAAATGCGAGCCATTAGAGATAGGCAAAAATATGACCGCTTATTAAAACTGCGAAGCGAGGGCAAAATCACTGAAAGACAAAGCCAAGAACTATATAGATTAGAAAAAGTATTTAGAGGTTAAAACATGGAAAAAGAAACTGAATTATACCTTATTCAAAGAATTAAGGAACTTGAAGAAGAAAATAAATCATATAGAGATGAACTTATTAAACACGCAACTCAAAAACAAAATGATGAGTTGGCTATGCCAAAAAATGATGAGTTGGTTATGCCGATAATTGATGAAACGTGGAAAACATATAAAGGCGTCCCATTTGAACACTTATACATTAAAGCCAAAGCGTTTGAAACACTGCAAAAAATGTTAGATTTAGAGGTTGCTCATTGGGTAGAACAAAAGAGATATTCACTTAACTCTCGTTATGAATATAAAAATGTTCACATTAACGTAGATATTACAAAAGAGGCTTTCGATATATTGAATAAAGCATTTACCACAACGGATTACTTACTAGGGGGAATAAACCAATGATGATAGAAGCAATAAACCCAAAAGGGCTATTCATTAGTGATAAGTCAATCCAATATCGTAAAGAAATCGAGGGCAAATATTATGTCTTTGATAGGGGCTACAACAAGATTGAAATAACCAAAGATGATTACATGAAACTTACATGCCCCGTTAGAAAAATATATGTAAAAGAAAGTGAGGTTAAAAACGATGAAAACAATTAATGGCGATAGAGTTGCTGAAATCACAAGCAGTTGTGGAAAGAAACTCAAAGTCAAAGAGGTTGCGGGATTATTAGTTAATACATTAGAAGAAATTGGCAATAAAAACCCAATCGCAAAACAAGTCATGGAAAAGTGTGGCGAGGAATTATGCGGTGCGTTCTTTGGAACATTAACCACCATGTTCTCATTACACCTATTAGCAAGGACACATGATAGCAAAGACTTTAAAGAAATCATGGAAAAAATCGAAGTCGAATTAGACAAAGCATAGAAAGTGAGGAACTTATGAAAGAAGTTAGATTATTAGAACTTGAACTAACCAACTACCGAAACATTGAACATGAGGTCTATGTATTCGACGGCTCAAATGCCAAAATCGTAGGCGAAAATCGTATCGGTAAAACAAACACATTAGAAGCAATCTATTTCTTGCTAACTAACTATTTATTGGACGGAAGTAGCGATTTAAGTGCTATTAAGCCATTAAGCGATACCAAGAAAGAGGTTAGGGTTGAGGGAACGTTTCAAGTCAAACAAGAAAACGGCTTAACTCATAGCGTTAGATTAGCCAAAGTCTATGGCGAAAAATGGGTCAAGACTAGGGGCAGTGAGGAACTCTCAATGCAAGGTCATTATGAAAAGTATTTCATTAATGGTATCGAAAACACAAGAGAAAGAGATTACTACAATAATATCGAGGAACTCTTTGGTGCTAGAAACGATTTAAAGGGCGAGGTCGACAAAGTGCAAATGCTTACCAACCCTTTATATCTAGGTAATCTTGGCGAGGGCGATACGAAAGAGTGGCAAATGTTAAGGTCATTTATCGTTAAACTCATTGGCGATGTTAGTGATGAAGAAATCTTAAAGAAACAACCAAATCTAGCCATTATTCAACAAGACTTATTAAACGCTCTTGGAAGAACTGATTTACTTAAAAAACAATATATCGCTGACATTGATACATTAAACACTCAATTAGTCGGCTTTGATAGTCAAGTTAGTTTATTAGAGGCAACAAGCAATCCAACTGATACCGAGTTAGAACAAGCCAAAGAACAAATTGAAACCATTACTAACAAGATTAATGAAATCAAATATAGCAGTGGCAAAGATAGTGTTGTAGAGCAACTTGAAAAAGAAATCTTTGAACTAACAAAAGTTATCGTTGCTCAAAATGAAAAAGAGTTTAAAGAATACATGGCAAAGCCAAGCAAGGCAAAAGAACACCAAGCAAAAATTGATGAACTCAATAAGCAAATAAACGACAAAGTAAATGAATACACCAACCTTAAAATCGAACGTGGTGGTATTGAAAGTCAAATCAAATCAAAGAGTGCTGAAAGAGAAAGCCTTGCTCTTAAATACAAAGAATTAACTAAACAAATCGAAAATGTGGGAACTCAAATCGTTAAAGAGTGTCCTACATGTCATAGACCATTTAGCGATAGCGAAATCGAAAGTAAGAAACAAGAGTTATTAACTGCTCTTGAAAGCGAAAGAAAGCAAGTGGTTGCCAATGGCAAAGTGGCAAGAGAACTTGTCGATAAACTGCAAGAAAAAGACAAAGATTTATTTGTCAAAGCAAATGGACTTGAAATGTCAATTGCAGTTGATAGAGATAGTTTAGCCAAACTAAATGAGGAAATCATTGATACACCAACCTTTAAGGAAAGTGATGAACTCGTGGCTTTAAGAGAAAAAGAAAAAGAACTCAAAGACCAACTAACTGCTCGTAAAGAAAAAGTCAGCGAAAAGTCTAGCGATAACTATGAAGCCATTACAAATCTTGAAAGCGACAAAATGAAAGCCCAAAAGGTTATTGATGATAGGAATTACTACAATAGACAAATGGAATTGTTAGAAAGCGTAAAACTTGAAAGAAAGAACGTGTCTAACAAACTAATCGAAACCGAGCAAAAGCGTGAAGCATTAAAGACTTACATTTACACCAAATTAAAGTTGCTTGATGAACATATCGCAAAAGTCTTTGGAAAGATTAAGTTTCAACTTATCAAAGAGAATATCAATGGTGGCTTTGACCCCGTTTGCAAACCTTATATCTATGATATAGACAAGGACGAAAGCACTAACACACTTTGGAAAAGTGGCAGTAAGAGTGAAAAGATTATCACGGGTATCGCTATCGTAGAAGCAATCAAAAAAGAATTAGATTTAACCGAATTGCCTTATCTATTTGATGAGGGTGGCGAAATCTCAAATAACACTTTAAGAAACAAGTTTAAGACAAACGCACAAATCATTTGCGTAAGAGTTGAGGACAATATCTTAAAGCCAATAGTAGCGAAGTTCTAATATGGACTACGAATTAACACTATTTGATAGGTTGGAAGTTATTAAAACAACTAACGAAAAATATGATTTAGAACACAACGCTTATTTATCATTTAGCGGTGGTAAGGATAGCACTATTCTACATTACTTGCTTGATATGGCGTTGCCTAATAATCGAATACCAAGAGTTTTCATAAACACGGGTATTGAATACCAAATGATAGTGGACTTTGTAAAAGGGTTAGCAAGTAAAGACGATAGGTTTGTAATCTTGCAACCCTCTACCCCTATCAAACCAATGTTAGAAAGAGTTGGTTATCCATTTAAGAGCAAAGAACATAGTTTGCGAGTTAATCAATTCAATAAAGGCACTAATGCAAAGTATATCGCCAAGTATTTAGGCAAAACCGATTATGTTGGTAAATACATGTGTCCTAAAATCTTGCTCTATCAATTTGAAGAAAAGGGCAAATATAACTATTCAAACTTATGTTGCAACGAATTAAAAAAGAAACCAATACACAAATGGGAAAAAGAAAATCATATATCTATCGGTATTACGGGTATGAGAGCCGATGAGGGCGGAAATAGAGCAAGGCTAGGTTGCATTATAACTGATAGCAAAACTAAAAAAGTTATTCGATTTCACCCGTTAATCAAGGTTGATGATAATTGGGAAGATGAGTTCGTGAGAAAAAATCTCATAGATATTTGCGACTTATACAAACCACCCTACAACTTTAAAAGAACGGGGTGCAAGGGTTGTCCTTATAGCCTTGACCTAGCCCATCAACTTGAAATCATGGAACAACTATTACCAAACGAACGTAAACAATGTGAGTTTATATGGAAACCCGTTTACGAAGAATATCGAAGATTAAATTACCGATTAAAGAAAGTAGAGCAAATGAAACTGCTCGATGAGGATTAAAAAACATGGAACAAGATAGAAACATTACAACAACAACCACAATTAGTTTAGAAAGCATTGGACTTATTACATTTATCGTCTTTCTAATTCTTAAACTAACGGGAACTTTAAACATTAATTGGTTTTGGGTTTGGTTTCCGCTATGGATACCGATTGCAGTTAGCACGGCTATCTACATAATCTTCATAATTATCGCTTTATTAGTAGCACTATTCACAAAGGAATAAACATTATGCCAAAGCAAGAATTAACAACAACAAAGAAAAACGAGGTCGCTTTAAGTGGCGGTCTTGCATTACAAAATCAATTATTAAGCGAATTAGACAAAGCCAATCAAGAGTTTGGTGCGAACTTTACCCCTTATGGCAAGACATGTGCAATTAATTGTATTGCGGGTATCGTGAGTTTTTGCAAATCAAACGGCATTGACATAGGCAAAATCGACCCAACTTTATTAAGACTACAAGTGCAAAACGTTGGTTTTACTGAATTAAACTATGCTTCAATCCCTAGCGAAATCTACTTCGATTTAAGAAAGACAACCATTAAGGATAAGGGCAACCAAGAAAAAGAGGTTTATACAATCGCTATCAAACCGCAAGGTGCGGGCAACGAAAAACTTGTCCGTAAATATGGCGTTGGACTTAAAAAGGGCAGTGGTTTACACAATGCAATTCTAATTAGAGAGGGCGATGAGTTTATCATGCCACAATTCAATGGTATGGAAATGACGCCACCAATCTACAAACCACAATTAAAGAACGCTAACAACAAAGTAATTGCAGTGGTTTATCCCGCTGAAAAAGAGGACGGCAGTGTTGAATACTTAATCGCCACAAGAGATAGCGTGAAAGCCAATATTATTGCTCAAATTAGACAAAATACTTTGTATGCTTTCACGGAAGAAAAAGAATACACCGCTAAAAATGGTGCTAAATATACCAAGAAAGAAGTAAACAAAGAAAAAAGAGATAAGTTTTACGACGAAATCAACAAGAAAGCCGAAAGCATGACCCTTGATGAAATGCTTGCCGACGAAGAACTCTTAAAGTATATCAACCCTACTTACACAAGTGGCGGTAGCAAGGAACAAATGATTATGCGTAAGATGAAAAACAACGCATTAAAGAATTATCCAAAAGAGTATGACAACTCATATATCACTAATGCAGTGAAAAACATGTTTGAAGAAAACGATGAGAGCGTCCTTGAACGCAAAAACGTAGTGGAAAAAGTTGAAAAAGAACTTGATGAAGATTTAAACGATGATGTGATTGAGGACTTTACCGCCAAAGAAGAAGTGGTTGACAAAGTGGTTGACGAAAAGGTTGACAACGACTTGCCGTTCTAGTTTACGAAAAGGTTTACGAAATGAAAGCATATTGTTTGGCAAGTAGCAGTTCGGGTAATTGTTTCATATTAGATTTCGAGATTAATGGGGTATCTACCAAGATTATGATTGAGTGTGGCATACCCCTCTCACAAATCTACTCAAAATGCACTGAAATAGGAATAAGTTTAAATGAGGTGCAAGCATGTCTAATTACCCACTCACATCAAGACCATTGTAAAAGTGCAAGGGAACTTACAAGGCTGAACATACCTTTATTTGCCACTAATGAAACGTTTAAGGCACTTTCTATCAAAGGTAATGTAATTGAGCCAAGACAAAAGTTTCGTGTCGCAAATGGCTTGTTTGGTATGTGCTTCCCCGTCGAGCATGATGTAGAGGGAAGCGTGGGTTTTATTCTCAAAACTGAACAAGAGTGCGTAATATTTATAATCGACCACAAAAGATTTACTACAAATATTTCTCATTTCAAGCCCGACTATGTGTTTATTGAGTGCAATTACGACCACAAAGTTGTTTATCCGCAATATCACGAGTTAGTAAGACACAAGGAAGATTTGGCTTATGAAGATGATGAGAGGCGAGAAATCAATGTCAAACTCAAACAAATGGAAAGAAACATAAACTCGCATGCAAGTCTACGAGGAACGGAAAAAGGGCTTGCGAAAATGAACTTATCAAATTGTAAAGGCATATTCTTGACACATTTAAGCGATAGATATGCGAACGAATACAAAATGAAGAACGAAATACAAGCCATGTTTGGCGTTAAAACGTATGTATGCAAAAAAATTGGAGGCATTAAATAATGGCAAAAAGACGCATGTTTAGTATTGAAATAACGGAAAGCGATAGTTTTTGCGATATGCCGTTGTCAGCACAAGCACTTTACTTTCATTTAGGTATGTATGCTGATGATGATGGGGTGGTTAATAACCCTAAAAAACTACAACGCAGTTTAGGGGCAAGCGTAGACGACCTTAAATTGTTGGTGGCAAAACGCTTCATCATACCAATCCAAGAAAGCGAGATAGTGGTTATTAAGCATTGGAAAATCAACAATCTAATTCAAAAAGACCGCTACACCGAAAGCAAATACAAAAAGGAACTTGCATTGTTAGAACTTGATGAAAACCATGCTTATAGAGAGAAAAATGTGAGTTTGTTAGATGATACATTATAAATGTATACAATTTGGATACAAAATGGATACACAGTATAGATAAGGTAAGTATAGGTAAGTATAGGTAAGTAATTACACTAATTATTTATATTCATTATCAAATCGTTCGTATCGTAAAAGAACTAGAAAGCGTAGGCGTAATAAGATAACCATGAAATTAATATATTATCCAAGTTATATAGATAAAGCAGTAATTAACTATATTGCTACTATATGCGAAGCGATTAGCGAAAGCGACTTCGATGAACAAAGATTTAAGGATTGGTTAGACCTTAATGATGTAGAACACAAGACTAACCCAAGTGCGTATGTAAAAGCGTGCTTCAAAAGAGAACTAGAAAACGGAAGATTTAAACCGAGAGCAGTAGTAGAGTATGTGCCTAACACACAAGAACTTATTAACGAAATGAGAAACAAGGGAATAGTAATTCTTGCCGATGATACCGATTGGCTCAATGTAGCATGGTGGCACATATTAAACGTAAAGGAATTACCGATTGAGGATTGTGTGAAATTAAATAGAAGCATACTTAACTACATGAAAACCAAAGAGTTTAGTGAATACCAAAAGTTATTAATGAACTCTAACACATTAAAGCCCCTTGATATTGATTGGGACATGATAGACAAAGAGGCGAGTGTTGTTCACAAAAGTTGGATTGACATAATTGATGAACTAGAAAGTGAGGAATAGAAATGAATAAAGAATTAACACCATTAGAAGCATGGAAAAAAGTTGAATTGTATTGCGAAAATAATGCAAGTTATGAGCCATTATTAGATTATTTAGAAGTCATTGAAACTGCTCTTAAACGCATACCCGACCTTGAAAAAGCCCTAGATAGTGAAATTAACTACGGGGCTATGATGAACAAGCAAGGTTTGGAACTAAAAAAGAAACTTGAACACTCACAAGAACAAAGAGAACTTTATTTCAAACAATCAAAAGAACTAAAAGCAAACTTAAACAAAGCATGCAAACAACTTAATGAATATGGTAGAAAACTCAAAGTATTAGATATTGTTGTCAATAAACATGTTGAAATGGGTTGGCTTTTGTTTTGTTTCAAAAATTATAGTGTTTACACATATAATTCATGCCAAGACGAAAAAAATCGTTTGACACTAGAAGAATACGATTTCATAAAAGAGGTAATCATACATGACCGATAAACAACGAAACTTTATTCTCTACCTTGATACCTTATGCGTTGAGCAAGGGCTGAACATTAGAGCCAAAGACGATGATTTGCTTGGCAAAGATTGGTTTAAATACTATCAAAACTACACATTTGAATACACCAACGAAGTGATTGACAAACTGAAAAAGGCACTAGGCATGCCGATAACTGAAAAAAAGAGAGGCAAGAAACGATGAAATATAACGATAAGGACTTTGAAAAGGTAGCAAAAGGAAAAGTGAGCGTCGATGATATGTGCGAGTTTTACGGGGTGTCCCACCAAGTATTTGTAAACGCTATGAATAGGCGTGGTTATTACCAAAGAAAAACCAAAATCAAAATCATTTCGCCCACAAAAACAAAAATCGTTTATTCGTTTAGTGCATGTGCCTACGAACTCAAAGTCAGTGAGCAAACAATAAGAAATTACCTTAAAGGCAAGAAAGTTAAAGTCTTTGAGGACATGAATATAAAAGTTGAGGTGGTGGAAAGATGATTAAGATTATTAAACAAGGTAAGCCAAATAGAAAAATAAAAATGATTTTTGAACGTGAGTGTTTAATGTGTGGTTGCATATTTGAGTTTGAAAAAGAAGATTTAAAAACTTATGTGCCTTTTGGCGATAAAACAATTAAATGCCCTTGTTGTAATTTGACACTTGGAATTGAATTAGAAGATACCAAATATAGAATTGTTGAAATCGAGGAAGATGAATATGAATAAAGAAGATTTTATGACTTTACTAGCCACTGCAAAAGAAGATGAGCATGGCAGATTATATGTAAATGGCAAATATGGTAATAAAGTTTATTTTGGCGTAATGACAACCATTTGTGAAGATTTATTTGTGTTAGATAATGATGGAGAAGATAGCGATACTGACGAACTATATGATAGACATTTTTGGAACGATGATACATTTGAAGCACATGTCATTTCAAAACACGATTTAGACAAACTTGCAAGAGAAACAATCGGCTTTAAGGAGAATAAAAATGAAAGCAATAATGATTAGTATTAAACCTAAATGGGTTGCAAAAATACTCAATGGCGAGAAAACCATAGAAATTAGAAAAACCATGCCAAAATGCGATTTGCCTATTGATGTATATATTTATGCCACAAAAGACAAGGAATTATTACACAAAAATAGAAATGGTTGGTTTGCTAACGAAATGAACGTCGTGTTTGTTAATGGCAACCCAATTTATGAAAATTACAATGGCAAAATAGTCGCAAAGTTCACACTCAATAAGGTGGAAACAATAACCCCTCAAATCTTTACTGCTATAAAAGAACACGAAATCTTGAAACAATCTCGTTTAAAAGAAAATGAATTGTTTGATTATGTTTGTTCACACGATGGAACGGAAGATAAACCATTTTATGCTTGGCATATCTCTAATCTTGAAATATTTGATAAACCAAAAGAATTGAGTGAGTTTCACAAAATTATTATTATCAAGAAATGCGATACTAGGTATTGTGATGATTTATATTCTTGTTCTACATGTAATCGCTCTAAATTAACCAAAGCACCACAAAGTTGGTGTTATGTGGAGGCGTCGTTATGAGATTAGCAAAGAAAGAATTGATGAGCGTTATCAACCAACCAATGTGTTTTGGAAGCCGTTTAGTTGGCAAAAAAATGTTTGCTCAAATTATTAAAGAACTTTGTGAATATAAAACCATTGAAGAAGAACTTGGAATTGATTTAATCACTTTGTTTAGGGCATTGAATAACCCAATATACATAAAAGAAAACTATGATGGAACTATTGTTGACGAAACTTTGTGGTGTTCTAATTGCATTATTTGTGGTATTGGTAGTCCAATTATTAAGGTTGGGGAATATTGTGTATACCCAAAAGAATACCGCAAAACATGGGCGTTAAGAAAGGAAGATTTACAATGATTATCCCAAAGTTTATTTACGAAGAAATTGTCAAAATGAAAGAAGAAGAAGCGTATAACAATGGCGAAAGACACGCTATTGAGAACATAAGATTTTCATGGCTTATGGTTTATGGTGACGGTAATAATGTTCATTTATCGCCAAAAGATGTATTAGATTTTTTTGATAACCTTTTAGACCGAAATCGAGGTAAACGCTAATGCCAATGAGTGCCGATGATAAAAAAGAATTAATGCAGTATGAGGAAGAACAAAAGAGAGAGTGGAATAAACTTATACTTGCTCATATCAAAAAACTGCAAGCAATCCCAAAGCCACACGTTCAGTTTCCTACAACCATAGAAAAAGCATGTGAAGAATATTTTGCTCTATGTCAATATGATGGGGTAAAGCCAAGCGTAGCGGGTTTAAGTGTAGCGTTAGGCACAAATAGAACAACGTTGCTATCATGGGTTAGGGGCGAGGTATCAATAGAGAGTGCGGACGTTATACAAAGATATTTCAATTTGTTAGAGGTCTTTGATGAAACCGCCTTAAAAGATAATCGTGTCAATGCCCTAGCGGGTGTGTTCAATGCCAAGAATAACTACGACTACAAAGACCAAGTAGAAGTCAAACGTATTGATGATAGCGGATTAACTAATGAAGAAATTGAAAAACGTTATCGCTTAATGCACGAGATAGTAGAAGAAACCCCCAAAAAAATTGAAGTTAAGGAAGCCGAAATCTCTAAACCAAAAAAGAAAACTAAAAAAGATAGTGATAAAACGGAAGATGTGCCTTTCTAAAACAACCGCATACAAGCATGAAAAAAAGACGAGCAATAAAATACTCGCCTTTTTATTTTTCGTTTCTTAAATCGCCCGTTTGATAGCAAAAACCACCGATTGAGCATAAAAAAGAGGTCAACCTTGCGGTCAACCTCTTGATACAACGTATTTTTCTAGTTCGAGTTCGGGGTAAGCAACTTGTAAATGTGTTTCCTCAATCCCGTTTTGGTAAATGCAATCGCCTCTACCCTTTAATTTTTCCGCCATACTCTTGCCTAAAACAACTATGCTTTCAGTTCTTGTAGACGTTCTCAAACAAAATCTTGCGGATATGTTCGCTCTAATATGTGGCGTAAATATGTCGGCTTTTGGGTATTGTGTAGCGATAATCATGTGTATACCGCACGCTCTACCTTTTTGAGCAATCCTAACAAGTGAGGTTTCAACCTCGCCTTTGCTAGTAATCATTAAGTCCGCCAACTCATCAATCACTAAAAATATGTCATGGGTAGATAATGGGTTTGGTAGTTTATATCGCCTATCCATTTCGTTCTCTAAACCTTTGAGCCATGCTACCGCCTCTCTTGTATCATCACAAAAGTTTATACCTTTGTTATTTTTATACATGTTAAACTCACTGCCTTTTGGGTCAATAATTAAGAGTTCAACTTTTCTATCTCTATGTGTTGTTAAAAGATTGATTAACAAGTTATGCAATAAGATAGATTTACCACTGCCCGTCGTTCCCGCAACAAGTAAGTGTGGGCTTTTCTCAAAGTCTATTGAAACGTAGTCGTTTTTATCGTCCTTGCCAACAATCATTTTTTGCCAATTCGTAGTGAATAAGCATTGATACAAAGAAACGTTAGTGTTTTCGTTGTTATAAACAAATATAGCGTAGTGGGTTTGTTTGGTTTCCTTAAATTGCATGTCAACCCTATGCGCCACGCTCAACTTTTCAACCGCAGTTTTCAGTTTTCTTTTGTCATAGTCAAGTGGGTTTACTAAATCAAAGTAATATGTATCGCCTAACGGACTACTGCAACCTTTTATAAATACGCTAGGCAATCCGCATATAGTCATATCATCAGCCAAACCCGTGCCGTTATTCTTAATTCTTTCGTCCATTTTTTTATCTCGCTTTCACTTTTGCACAAATTAAATTATCGTCGTTTCTATGCCACTCTTTCACAATTCTTGTGTCGTTTTCAATTTCTTGCTTGTTTGCGTGCCAAATAACGCCATTTATTTCCAATCTCGCTTTTTCGTTTTCCATCATTTCTTTTGATAAATCAGCAAGAGTGATGGTGGGTTTCTCAACAATTCCTAAATCTTTTCTAATAAGTTCAACAATATATGATGTTTTATTGTCGACTTGTGCAAGTCTTTCAATAACGTCGCTTTGCGTTTCTTTGTTAAGTTTAATGGTATAAGCCACCGATGTCTTTTTACGCCACTCGTTGACGCGTTGTGAAATTGTAGGTGTGTTATCTAATTTCTTTCTTCCCATCTCTTTTTGCCTCCCAATCTTCGATAGTTGATATTTGTTCTTGCTCAATTTCGTAAGGTGGTATGTCGCTTTTCATAGCCCTACAAAAGAACAATTTTGCTCGTCTAAGAGTAAAAACCCCTAACTTGTTTACTCGTTCAATTAAATTATCGGCAAACTCAACATTTCGAGCAAAAACCTCAAACTTTGAACGAGTATTTACATCTACATATTTATATTTGTTTATCTTAAACATAGTTGTCCGTCCTCGTTTTTGTATTGTTGTTTAAAGCCGTTTTGTCTTATTTCTCGTTCAATAGATTTCAAATCAATATCGCCTAAAACTTTGGCTTTGTGAGTTGCGATGTTAGAGTTATGTTCAAGTATTGTCCCTGTATAAACCCCACAAAACTCATAAATCTTTTTGTCAAAATCAATGGCTAAGATGTTTCCGCTTTTCCAAGCCTCAAATCGCATAATCATATTATAGTTCCTCCTTATAGTATTGACAATTTTTTAATCAGCGATGGCGAGCGTGCCTCTAAAACCATTGTCTTTAAACCAACCACCCACTTCTTTTTTAGCGTCAGTTAAAGTCATAACCTTACTCGCCCAAATAATGACAAGCCCTCTTGTTGTGTCTTTGTAGTGTTCAAACGGACAATTTCTTTTTGTTAGTTCCTCGTCCTTGATATTTGCGTAAAAACCCCAGTGTCCTAAACCTCTTGGTTGTTTTCCATGTTCTCTCTTGTAAATTGAAATTGAAAAGTTAATCATATTAAATAGCCTCCAATAATTTTTGATAATTTAATTTTCTTTGTTGATAGTTAGCAAGATTATTTTTAATTACTTTTAAATAAGCCTTTTTGCCACCATCTAAAAACCATTTTTTTAAGTCTTTTAATTTATCGGCAGTTTTTAATTTCAAACCGCTTTTTTTATCCCATAGTGTATAACTAACAAATGTAGCATAAACTTTGTCGCGGGTTATAAATAACCTTTTGTCATAAGGACAATCACAAGCCCAAACCTGTTTAATCACACACTCTTTTATGTCTAATAGCCCGTTGTTTGTATAAAACTTTTTGTTATATTTCATACTATCTAAGCCCTTTCAATAAATCGCTTAATTGTTCTAGGTTGTCGCCTATCTCTTGACAATTATTTAATAAAACTTGTGCGCTCGATGGCTCGCCATTATTTGCTCTAAACCATAAACCAAAGTGTTCGTCAACATCAAACCCATCGCAAGAGTTAATAATGTCCTCAATCTCGTCCTGCCCTTTGTTAATTTCAATTTCAAAGTCCTCGCCACAAGCATTATCTACATAGATGGTGTAGCCTGTCTTGTCTTTCCACTCGTCAATAGTGCAATTAGTTTTTTCGTTAATAAGTTTAATAATTTTTTTAGTTAATTTCATAATCTTGCACCCCCCTTTGTAATTAGAGTAATTTTGCCTAAGATGTTTTTATAAACTCGCTTGTATAAAACACTATATTCGTATGTGTCCGCGTCATAATACTCGCAAGTAAAGATAGTTCCTGTTTCGCCCATTTTGAGCGTAGTTTTAAGCAAGTTCTTTGCGTCGCTAAAACTTGTTTCGATTTCGCTATCGTCAAACTCGTCTTTATCTTCAACGATATTTTTTGCTATGATGTAAAATCTATTTTTCATAAATTAGTCCTCGTTTTCTTTTTCGTTTTCAAGGTAATTAAACAAAGCGTCTAATACCTCATTGTTTTCCTTGTTTAGATGTTCTCTATCAAATTGATTTAAGAGCCTTAAAATATGATTGATTACTCGCCTTAATCTCGCAGTCATATAGCAACCTCCTAATCAAGCGTAGGCAACATATCTAATTCGTCGCCCTCAAAAAAGTAGTGGTATTCATAGCCTTGCCCTGTATGTGATACGCCATTAAAAGCGTGTAAACCTTTTTGGTTAATAATAGTCCAAATCATATTATTTCGCTTGTCGTTCTTACTATTTATAAGCAAACTTACAAGGCGTTTATATGCGCTTTCGCCTACCTCCTCGATAGTGTTTACAAGTTTTCTATCTTTGATGTCGTTAGTTTCGTTGTGATAAATCAATAATGTGCATTTCATAATTAGTCTTTTAAACCTCCAAGTTTATAAAGTTGTTCAGCGGTATAAATGCCTAAGCAAATGTCTTTGTTCCATACCTCTATTGAATAGTCATTTACATAGCCTAAACCTTGCTTGTTTTTGTTTTTGCCATCATATTTATTGATAGTTAAACAAGTTGAGCCAAAATTGAAATCAAATAACTCGCCATTGTAGTTGTGCGCGTCGTCGATTTTTTCATAAAGTTTTTCAAAGTTTTCCCCATTATATATACCACACGCACAAAGCCAGTCGTTATATGCTTGTTTAAAAGTTTCTTGCTTTGTCATAATAAATCTTTAACCTCCCAGTTTTGTAAACCATAAGTGTCAATTTTTTTAAGTTGTTTCCAAACCTTTTTAATTGCCTCGATTTTGTCTAAGTCCTCGTTTAAGTTTTTTTCAAATAAAGCAATTCTATTTTTAATATGTTCATTAAAGTCGTCTTGTGAGGCTAAATAATCTAAGTTGATAGCAAAACCTCCACAATCGTATTGCGCCCCTTTTGTTGTTTCTTTACAAGTAATATGAGCGTCCCCATCGTATTTACTAATACAAACCTCAAATGAGCGTGAGCATACTTTAAACTCAAACCACTTATAACCATAAACGCGGGTGTTAGTTTCCATCAATTTTGCGCCCTCGATAGACAAGCGCGGATAGGCATTGATAGGGTATGAGCCGTCCTTGTTCAATTCTATAAACAAGTGTTTAAGCACATATAAGTAAATGTGATAATGTTTAACATAAGTTTCTAATTTATTTATTTTTGTTGTTAAATTAACATCTCTTAAAACCATAATTAAGCCCCCATTAAACCATTTAATTTATTTCTAAACTTTAACCATTGAGCGCATAATGACGGCGTGTCGTATGGCTCGTCATAAACCTTTTGTGTTAATGTATCTTGCCACAAAACCCTTGCAGGTGCGCCTATGAGCGATAATTGAATATAAGCCATATATACACATTTTTCGTCGTTGTCGTTAGCCACAATTAACGCTTTTCTTTGGTAGTCAAAGCCTCGTTTTTTTAGAGCCTCACACATCGCGATAGGCAAACAACCTCCTCCTACGCATGCGTCATTTATAGTCAAAATATCTTTGTCTTTGTTTTCGTCCCATTTATCAGCAACGTTCAATTCCGCTAATAATTGCCCTAAATGATATGGTGTAAACTCTTGTTGCTTGTCTTTATCTCTAATACCAGCGTTCATATAAAACTCGCCTAACCAGTCTTTAAAGACGCCATTTTTAATATCGTTTTCAATAGTCATAACAAGTTGTGCGTATGATTTAAAGAAACACTCTCGCTCGTCTTGTGAATATTTTTTCAGTATGTTAATATAATCTTGCTCGCGCTTTTTGTAAGCCTCCCCATGCTCTACGCTAAGCGCGTTTTTTATTGCGTAAGCCATCATTTTAAACCAGTCGCAAATTACGTCATAACGTCCGTATTTTTGGTATAATTTTTCAATTTCAAAAGTCATAATAAATAATCCTCCTATATTTCGTCGTCAACGGGATAATCTAAACTTATAAAGCCGTCTTTTGTGCCTATAAAATTAGTTTTGCTTTTTAAAAAGTAAGTGTTGCATGTCATATCAACCTCGCAAGCGTCCCCGTATTTTTCGCTTAACTCGTCGATATAATGTTGTAAGTAAGCCTTTAAATCGCCTATTGTCTTAATAGTCATATAATCTACCTCCAAACTTTGTTATATGCCTTTTCCATAGTTTCCATAATGCCTAAGCGTTTATAAAGAGCGTCGCGCGTCTTTAAGTTCATTTCGTCCGCGTCCTCCTCGTCCACCTTTGCCATCGTTTGCCAGTAATATGAACAATCAAAGCCCATATCCTCTAATAACTCGATAGCCAAACTTACCCCTCCAAAATAATCTTTTTTAGCAACCTCTAAGCCTTGCTTTAAAGTAAACTTTTTCATTTTAAATAGCCTCCTCCATCGTAAAGTTATAGCCTCTATCTTTAAATGATTGTGTTAAGCGTTCAATAAGCGATAAAGCCTTTTTCTTTTCCATCTTTTGAGCGTCGTTTTTTGAATAAATATAGCGCATGCCATAACGCGTTTTGCGATAGAAATAAGCCCCTTGTCCTAAACTAATTACATATTTTTTGATGTTTCTATCAGGCGTGTAATTGATAATCTTATAATTAAATGCCCTATATTGTTGTTGCTCACAAAACCTTTTTGCTTGTTGCTCGTTTTCAAAAACCATAGCCTCATTTTTGTTATGTGTTAGTGTGCGTTCATTAGCAACATAAACGCCTCTTTTGTGATTATAAGCAATAATACATTTACCTTTGATTGCTTTTGGCTCGTCATAAGTTATAGGCTCGTTAACGGGATATTTTAAGCAAATAAAACATTTATCGTCGTCGCCTTTAATATAAGCCTTTGCCTCGTCAAGCCAAGCCTCTAAGTCGCTTGTGGTAGTGATTACCTTTTCAAGTGTTTTAAAGTGATTGTTATAACCGCCTCGCCAGTCGCTTACATAACAAGTTATACAACCCATTTTTGAGCCATACTTACCATACTTGCCATATTGTAGCCAGTCCTCGATGGTGTGAGCGTTTTTAATGCCTTGTTTATAAAAGTCGTAAGCGTCCTTGTAATAAACCCATTTGCCCCTAAACATACAAAACTCGTATTTTTCGTCCGCTTTGCTAGTGATAAAAGTTAATAAGTCCTGCTCGTCAATTTCGATGTGTTTATTGCCCCAAAAACAAGCCCAGTCGCGCTCCCTACGTTCACGCCCTTTAAAAGAATATTCATAGCAATTATTAGAGCCAGTCAATAATAGAGGGATAATGCCCCTTGTTGTTTTAATAAATGCCCTATTGTAAACAATCTCATAACTCATTTTTTAGTCCTCCTTTATCACAAAATCGGCATAGTCATATAAAGCCTTTGAGCCATCTTTAAAAGTTGCCTCAATCTCGTTGTTGTTATTTGTAGGTATAACCTTTACAACGCCCCTAAACACATCTATTGAGCGTGTGCCATTATCATTAAAAGTCATTATCATTAAAGTCATTTTTTAAAACCCTCCATAGTATTTATTTACAAGCCTTTTTTCGTGGCTTGTTAGAGGCAATATAAACTCGTGGCAATTTTTTAATAAAGCCTTAATAGTAGCCAAGCCTGTGCCTGTGCCGTCGTCCTCAAAGCCTCCATAAACTTGGTAAGCATAATACTTGCCTATGAATATTTTTTTTACATATCTTTGAGAGCCTTTAATAGCCTCCAAGTCTAAGCCTAAGTCATTGTCGTTTTGGTAGCCATAGCGTCCATTTTTAAAACGCCATATAAAGCCTAGACAATTTTTGTTTTTTAACATCGCCTTTGATAAGTCAATTTTTTTCATAGTCCTAAGCCTCCATAAATTGAATAGTTAATTTTACGGGATAATAGCATAAGCACGCTTTACGCTCGCTATAAATAATAGTTTTCTTTGCGATAATCTTATTACCTTGTTTAAATAGCCCGTTGCCTATGCGCTCGATGTGATTATCTTTTAAAGTCCTCCAAGCGTCCATAATGTCGCGCGGTTGTTCAACGTCTTTATATTTAATTGACTTATTACAATCACGCCTAAGAGCGTTATATTCACGCTTGCAAATAAATGTTATAGCCTCTTTAATAGTCATAAATTGTCCTCCCTTATCTTTTAAGCGATGGCGCGTTATATACCGCGCTTTTATCACTTGCAAGTATTAAAGCGGTTGTCGTGTCAACGCCTAAGCGTGCTAAGTCCTTTAATACTTTGTTTTTTTGTTGCTCGTCGTGGCTTTTAATAGCCTCCCTAAGAGCCTTAATATAGTCGCTAAGCATATATAAATACCTCCCTTTAAATGTTGTATACATCGCTCATATTGTTTATAAAGTCCTTTTGTTTTTGGATATATTCAAGCGTTTTATATGGCTCATAGCCTTGTTTATTGTCTTTAATAACCTCGATAATGTTTATATCAATTAAGCCTTTATGTTTACTGCTCCAAGCCCTAAACATCGCCATAGCGTCGCTTTTTTTAGTAGCGTATATTAAGAGCCTTTTATCCTCTCTGCTCCATATACCCCCGTGAGCGTCATATTTAATAACCTCGTATTTAAAGATATAACTATTTACTCGTTCCATCGCATAACCTCCCTAAGTAGTCCTTTAAGCCTCGATAATATGCCATCTAATAACGCGGATATGTTTATATTTATTGCAATAAATAGCCTTATATGTGCCTATTCCGTCGTCGCGTTGTATGATAATGTCGCCTGCATATTGTTCATAGCGTTTTACATCGCCTTTAATAAACTCGATGGCTTGTAAGAGGCTATTAAAAGCCCTTTTATCTAAATTGACTTTTTTGTTGCCCCAGTTTTCGCTCGTAATAACTTTATAAAGCATATTTAATAATCTACCTCCCCGATGGCGTTAGCCTCGTCCTCGATGGCTTTAATAATTGCGCGTTGCTCGTCGCTTGTTTTTTGTCCGCCTACGGCGTGAACACGCCATATATTAAGCGTTGCGCCGTAGCAATTAGCCCAAAAACGTAAATCAAGCCTAAGCCCTTTTAATGTAAACGTGTAGCCATAATTATTTATAAGTGAATAGCCCTTTATATTATCGCCTCCATGTTTTTTGATAATTTTTTCGATGTCGTCCATGTTTTCAGCCTCCCTTTATTGCTTATTTTTAGCCCTTTTAATAATTTATTTTATTTAAAATATTCATTATTTCGTTTTTGCTTTTTTCGTCGCTTAAAGCCTTATTTAAAGCCCTTTTATCTATACAATTTTTTATCATGTCCCTAGCGTGTTTATATTGCGCCTGCTCGATGGCTCGTTGTTTTTGCTCGTCGTCCTCTTTTTTATATTCTTTTTTAATATCCTCCATAAGTTTTAAATAAGCCTTTATAAAGCCGTCGCCTATGCCTCCCGCGTCATTATGAATAAATAAGTTATAAGAGCCTCTAAACGCTCCCGCGTTGCATATTTCCGCATGCGCTCCATATACGCCGTAGTCGTTGCCTCCCTTATATGTAAACTGCACGGCGTAGCCATCGCCTAAGTCGTCAACGTCGTAGTATTGAATATACCAGTTATAAAACTCGCTTTTTTCAATAATTGCCTTTAATGTTTTAATTGTCATATTACAAGCCCTCCGCCTTGTTTTTTGCCTCACTTATAGCCCTATTTATTGAGGCGTTATAATTGCGTATTTTAAGCGCGTATCTCTCTAAGTTGTCGCTATGAATAACGGCGTTTATATAGTCGCCTCGCTCCATCGCTTTTATTACATTAGTAGTTAATTGTTTTAATGTGTTAATAATGTCCTTATCTTTTAAAGTAAGCATATAAAACCCTCCAAGCCCTAAGTGATGGCGCGCTTATTTAAGCGCGTCCATCACGTCCATAATTTTAGCCACTTTAAGCAGGTTTTCTCCCTGCTCGATAGTGTCAATAATAACGTCGCTATTTTTAATATGCTCGCGTGTTTTTTCGCTTAAAGCGTTATATTGTTTAGTCCAGTTATTAAGCCACTTTTCGCAAGCCTCCGCCTCATGCTCCGCGATGGCTTTTAATTGCTTATGAATAAATACGCGTTGCGCTTTTTGTCTTTTTTCCTGCGGGTAATAAGTCCTTACGGCTTTATATAGAACACTCTCGTATGTAAACGCCTCCCAAGTCCTATTGTAGTAATTAATTTTTACCTCTTTAAAGTCGCCTAAGTCGTCAATAAACCACGCGCGATGTCCCCAAGTCGTCGCCGTTGTAAATAAATAACATGTAATAGTTAACGCCTTGCCGTCCATAGTTTTAAAATTAAATGTTTTAAAATTGCTTTTTTTCATAGTCCTTTATAACCTCCCTAAACTATATTATTAAGCCCTTTTTAAGCCTTTAAAATCTCGTGTTTTTAATTGCTTTAATACCTCGCATAAACGCGCCATTTTTACGCGGTAATATGCGCCTTTTATAGCCTGCGCCGTTTTTACGCTTGTAAGCGTGTATGTTTTCGCTCCCTCGTCAATAATTAAAGCCTTGTTATTAAAATTATTAAGATATATTTTTTTCATAGTTTTAAGCCTCCCTTTTTATATCTTATTTAAGGCGGATATAGTCCGCGTTTTTGCAGTCATAGATTGATAATTGATTATTTTTTAAGCCCTCTAAGATAGCGCGCTCCCTTAAAGCGATATTGTCGCTTATATCTAAGTATATAAGCCCGTTATCCTCCCAAAGTCCCGCATACGCTCCCAAGCGTTGCGCTGTGCGTAAATGTTTTACAAGTTTAAAATATGATAATTTTTTCATAGTTTTTTCATATCCCGCACGGCTTACCATATACCCGCTTTTTAAGGCGGTTATTGTTCCATTACTTTTAAGCGTTGCGCCTCCATAAAGTTTTAAATGTTCTTTTACTTGTCTAAATTGTTTTAAATTAAGCATAATTTTTAAGCCTCCCTTTTTTGCTCGCTTTTTTTGTGTGTTTTGTTTTCTTTTTACACTTAATATATTACTCTTATTTTTTATATAGTCAATACAAAAAAATAAAAAAAATAAAAATTGTTTTTAATTACATAAATAATAATAAGGATATATAAAATAAAAAATAATTAAATATATATAGTAAATACAATATAAAAAAATATATCTTTTTTGCGATGTTTTAAGCGTTTTAAGGTGTGATAATGATAAGAATATATAAAAGTATTAAAGTAATAAAATATTAATTATATAAAGCGTGTTTTTTTGGTATGCGTTGCGCCTCGTGGCGTGGCGTTGTTCGATGGCGGTTATAAATAAGTAAATATAAATATTAAATAATACTAATATAATAAGCGAATAAATAAAGATAATAAGTAATAAATAATAAGCGGTTTTAAAGCATAATAGCGGATAGATACGGAATAAAGCAAAGCATATAATAAAACTCTTTTTTATGTGCGTGCGTGGTTTTGGTTTGGTGGTTTTGGTGGTGGTTGTTTATAAAATCAAGATTAAAGCAACAAAAAACTATAATATATAAAATATATTAAGCGTTGGCGGGCTTCTTTTTATGGTTTTAGGCGCATAGAGGCACGAAACACGGGGGCATGGGGAAAATTACATAGGTACTACGGAACGGGCGGGGTTAGTCCCCCATCTTCCCGACAAAATAAAAAGGACATGTTCTTGCGTGTGCGCTGATAACCAAGAGTAAATATAGTATGTAGATTATAGCGTGCGTGTTAAGAGTTGATAAAATCAATTCATTGATGGCGCATGTGCGCTCGTTCGCATGTCGCAATTTCTCGCAAAAAGTCAAAAGGGGCATAACCTTGTTAATAAAGTGCTTGCATACGATTTAATATACAAGTATAATAAAGACAAGAAAGTGAGGTCGTAATGTATGAACGACAAATTAAAACAAGCAATTGGCTACATTAGGGTATCTACCAAAGAGCAAAGCGACAAGTTCGGTGCTGACGCTCAAAAGGTGGCAATCCAAAAATACGCTGATGAGCATAACTTGGAAATCATTGATTGGGTGTTCGACAACGTTAGTGGCGTTATCGAGGATAGAGATGGGTGGAATAGGATTATCGTAGACCCAAAAGTTCAAAACCCACCATATCAAGCGGTTATCGTGTTCAAGAGTGATAGAGTAGCAAGAGAAATCAAGTTGTATTTCTATTTCGAGTGGTTATTACAAAAAAAGGGTGTCGAGTTAATTAGTGTCAACGATGGCTTCCCCGATGTGCCTAATGAATACAAGGGCATTATCAAGTCATTTATCTTGTTCAGTGCCGAGCAAGAGAGAAACAATATCGTTTTAAGGACAAGTGGTGGTCGCTCAATCAAAGCCAAAATCGGTGGCTATGCGGGTGGTCGTTGTCCGTTTGGTTATAAAGCCGTTGGTGGCGAATTGGTAATTGACACTTACGAAGCCGAATTAGTCAAACTTATCTTTGAGTTGCGTAGTCAAGGCATTTCGTATAACCATATCGCACAAGAATTGAATAAACGTGAGTTATATAATCGCAGTGGTGGAACGTGGGAACGTGCAAGCGTTTTTGCTATCGTGAAAAATGAGCAAACCTATCGTGGCTTTTACCACTATGGTAAATCAAAAGAGTGGGTCAAAGGAAAGCATGAGGCGATTTTAAAATGAAAACAAAAGAAGAAGAAATTGTTGAGGCGTTTAGAGATAACGTCTATACAATGGCGGGATTGCCAAACTTTGAAGTCCCTATTATTCATATTCGTAATGAACAAGTGCCACCATTAGACCATAGCGAAGATGTTTTAGTATATGCAATTCGCTCTATGATAGACACTAACACGCAAAAAGTTAATGAACGTATAGTCAAAGAAATCAACAAAATAATGTTGAAAAATGGTGTTAGAGATTATTATGGCATTGATGAAAAACGCCTTATGGAAATTATTGATGAGGCAAAGGCGTTTGAAATTATTAAAAGCACATTTTCTTTAAGACAAGCATTAATTGATGTATGCGATAAAAAAAGCAGTGTTATGCCAAATAGAAAAAAGTTTGTTAAAGAGGTATTGCTGAAATGAATTGTGCGTATTGTCCTATTCAAGACTTATGTTTAGAGTATTACAACAAAGTTTTGGTTTTACACGATTATATAGACGAAAGAAATTGCCCTTATAAAAAATTGGTAGAGGAATACAAAGATGAATTACATTAGAACGAAAAATGAACTTGTTGAGTTTAATATCATTAGAAAAATAATGCCCGATGTATATGAGGTCAAAGACATTAAAGACCGCTATTTGCACAAAGAAGAAATCTTGAAACAAGCCGACACTATTGAAGAATTGTGTGATTGTTGTATTCTTGTTGGCAATAATAATCATATTCCTTGCAATAAATTGCCTTACAAATATTATCAAGAATTAGCAAGGTATTATGAACTTGAAGATTTTGTAGTTTATGGTGCGATTTGGACTTCAAAGGGGCTTATTTACAAAGCAAAAATGAAAGGTATCTTGCCAAATGGCGAGATAGATTGGGAATTGTTATGATTAAAGGTAAACCATTTAAGGCTGATGATTTCAAAGAAGAAATGTATAGAGAAGTTAAATCATTTGAAATCGTAGATAAAAAATATTTGGTTATCAACTTCGTTAATACACAACCGCAAGTAATTGATTTGGAAAAATTATTTTACGCAAAAGTGATATAATATTTATGTATACGCAATAGGGCGTATTCAAAAGCAAAAGGGCTTCTATATTTTATGTATGGAGGTCTTTTTTTACGCAAAACCTATTCGATAGTATTGTAAAAATCATAAAAAAAGAAAGTGGAAATAACCCACAATCAATAAATGACCTTTTTTACTTATGTAAAAACACCATAAATAGCGAGAACAAAAAACTCGGTTTAGAATACTGCAAAAAGTTCAAAAAAGTCGTTAATGAGTTAATGGATAACGAAACATGTAAGAGTAAAAAAGAGTTATATAACAAGATATTTGATATTTTAGTATTAGAAACACCATACTCTCTTGATAGTTATTTTCAAGCGTTAGAGTGGAATAGACCGATAAATGAGCAGTTCTACTTACCCCGTAGAAATACACTCATGCGACATGGCGTAATACAAGCGTTAGAAGATTTAGTAATAAATGATAAGTTAGATGAGTTATTTTTGAGTATGCCCGTTAGAACGGGTAAAACCACACTCATCGTTTTTCTTATGTCTTGGCAATTAGGTATGAATAGCAACCTAGCAAACCTTTATATAAGCAATAGTGGTATCTTGGTCGGTGCGTTTTATGATGGCATTAACACGATATTAAGCGATGAATACACTTATTGTTGGCATAAAATCTTCCCAAAAGCCGTTTTTGATAAGAGAACAATGTGTAATGCAAAAGAAACTTATCTTGATGTCGATAGAAAGAAACGTTATCACTCGTTCACGGCAAGGTCAATCGACGGGTCGTTAAATGGCGCATGCGACGTTTCAAATGATGGTTTATTAGTCAGCGACGACCTTGTTAGTGGTATTGAAGAAGCACTCAACACTATGCGTTTAAAATCACTATGGCAAAAGGTGTCTAGTGATATGCTTACTCGTGGAAAACAAGGCGCAAAAATCTTATGGATTGGCACTCGTTGGTCTATATATGACCCAATAGGCGTAAGACTACAAAGTAGTGAATTATCCTACAAGAGATATAAGAATATAGTTATACCCGCATTAGACGATAATGATGAAAGCAACTTTGACTACCTTTATGGCGTTGGTTTTTCTACTGATTTTTATAGGGGTAAGAGATTGTCTTATGAGGAAAGCGATGATATTGCTACATGGAACGCAATTTACTGCAACTCGCCAATCGAACGACAAGGGTTATTATTTCCCGTAGAGAGCATTAGAACATACGAGGGCGAACTGCCACACGTTGAGCCAACAAACAAATACGCTTTTGTCGATATTGCTTGGGGTGGTGGCGACTATACATGTATGCCTATTATCTATCAATATGAAAATGAATTATATTGCCCCGAAATAGTATTTACAAACGAAAATAAAAAGGTTTCTCAACCAAAAATTGTGGACGCCATCATTAGACATAACTTGCAAAGGGTTAAGTTTGAGAAAAACAATGGTGGCGACGGCTACAAAGAAGATGTTGGCAAACTATTGCAAGAAAAGAATAATACATGTCTTTTAACAAGTGCTTTTGCCTCAAATCAACAAACCAAAGAAATGAAAGTTTTTAACCACGCACCCGAAATCAAACAAATCAACTTTTTAGCACCCGCCAAGCGTAATGTCGAGTATAGAAAAGCGATGGAACAACTACAATCTTTCACTATTCAAGGTAAGAATAAACATGACGATTGCCCCGACGCTCTTGCGGAGGTTTGCGAAATGATTAACGAGATAGTAAAAAAGATTAGTTATCAAGTTTTTGAAAGGTTTTTTTAGGAAAAAATCATTTTTTGGTGGGGGTTTTGCAGTGTTTTTACGCAATAATGAAAATAGAGATTTATCGAAATGTTATTTGGAAGAAGAATTATTTATACACCATACGAAAATGTTAATCGACAAAACATAGTGCAAATATTGTCGCAATCATTGGCTATTCATTTAACCAATGCTGATGATATTGAGTTCTTGCATTGTTATTATCGTGGTATTCAACCAATATTGGCTAGAAAGAAAAATATTAGACCCGAAATTAATAACAAAATTGTCGAAAATCACGCAAATAGTATAGTCCAATTTCGTGCGGGCTATTTGTTGGAACACCCTATCCAATATGTTGCTCGTAAAGAGAGTGCTGATGAAGATAGCGTTGAGTTCTTAAACGATAGCATGATGTTGGAAAATAAAGAAACTCGTGATAAAGAAATCGCTAATTGGCAAGCCATTTGTGGCACTGCATATAGATTAGCATTACCAAACAAGAATTATGATGGTGCGAATAGCCCATTTAAGATTTATAAAACCGACCCACGCCAAACATTTGTTGTTTACTCAACTGCCGTAGGTAATGAAGCCTTACTCGGTGTCGTTATTTACATGAGAAAAACTGATGATGGCAAAGAGGAATTGGTATGCCAAGCCTACTCAAAAGATACATATTACGAGTGGGTAAGAGGCGAAGAAGATGTTAGAAATGAATTACCACATATTTTTGGTGGTATACCTATCATCGAATATCCGCTTAATCAAGATAGAATTGGTGCATTTGAACCCGTTATCTCATTATTGGACGCAATTAACACACTACAATCCAATCGTTTAGATGGCGTTGAACAATTTATCCAATCATTATTAATCTTTAAGAACGTTGATATTACAAAAGAAGATTTAACTGCTTTGCTTGAATTAGGTGCTATCAAAATACAAGATGATGGCGAACTAGAAGCAAACGTTGAATACTTAACAAAAGAACTTAACCAAGAACAAGTCCAAAAATTAAAGGACGACATGCTAGAAGTTGTCTATAAAATCGTTGGTATGCCACTTGGCAAAGGCGGTAGCACGGGCAACTCACAAGGCGCAGTTATTATGCGTGATGGTTGGAGTGAAGTTGAGGCGAAAACACAAGAAACTGAACTTATGTTCAAACAAAGTGAAAGAGAGTTCTTAAAACTCGCACTCAATTACACAAGAATATTAACCAAAGGTAAATATCAAGTCGCATTAGGCGATTTAGACATTAAGTTCACTCGTAGAAATTACGAAAATATCATGCAAAAAGCACAAGTTTTAGACTTAATGCTCAAAAACCCAAAGATTGCGCCAAGATTAGCGTTCGTGGTTTGCGGTTTGTTTGGGGACGCTGAACAATCTTATGAAGAAAGCCGTATTTATTACGAAGAACAACTTAAAAAAGCACAACAACAAGTGAAACCACAAGGGAACGAGGTAAATACCAATGAAAATTAGCCCCGTTTCACTCTCTAAACATGATATTGAAACGATTGTGCATATATTAAATCGTGGAAATCAAGTTGAAATCAAAAAAGAAAATAGCAATATCGTGATTGTTGAAATCAAAAGATATGTCGCTGATAAAAGACCTATCGTAGAAGCGTTCTAGGGTAGGCAACTCAAATCAATATCGCAATAGGGCGATACATAAGGTCAAAAGGGACACTGATGGCAAGAAATTGCCGATTATTCAGTGTCTTTTTTATACAAAGTGCGTGAGGGAACACCACTTAAAACGACAAACGCAAGCATAGTGAGGGAACACTTATAAAACGCAAGGAGGTCATAGCAATATGACAAAAGAACAATTAGCCAAGTTAGGAATTAACGTTGAGGGCGAAACCATTACCGATGAAGAACTTGAAAAATTACTTACTGAAAAGTTCAACTCTTTAAATGGCGAAGTTAAAAAGCATAAAGATTTGCTATCTACTCGCAATAGCGAGATTGCCGAATATAAGAGAAAAGAACAAGAAAAGTTAAGTGATGATGAAAAAAGAGAACTTCAAATAAAGGACATGGAAAAGGAACTTGCTAACTTAAAACGCAAGGATAGTATTAACACCAAAATTAACGATTTATTATCGTTAGGTTATGACAAGGAAACTGCTAAAAAATATGCCGAAGCCGAAATTGATGGCAAAAGCACGATTGAGTTTCAAAGACAATTCTTACAATCTCAATTAGAGGCACAAAAGCAAGAACTTCTCAAAGGTGCGCCAACCCCAAAACAAAATGACCCTAATGGCTTACCAAAAACCAAAGAAGATTTTGACAAGTTAGGTTATGAGGGACAATTAAAACTTTATAACGAACACCCCGAAATCTTCAAACAATTTACTGAAACAAAGTAGTTATTAGGAGGAAAAAATCAAATGGCAAAGTTTGATGAAAAACAATTTAATCCCGAAGTTTTCCGTAGATACATGACAACTATTGAAAACCCAAGAGTTAATCGCTTAATCAAAGCGGGTATCTTCGTTATCGACCCACGTTTACAAGGTGTCTTACCCGATGGTGTCGGTGGCAATTACATGCAAGAAAACTTCGTTGGTCGTTTAGCGGGAACTGACGTTCTCTATGACGGCTCAACAAACATTACTGCTGATACACTCGATACCTACAAGAGAGGTTTAGTCGTTATCGGCAAAGCAAGAGCATTTAAAGAAGAAGATTTTACCGAAAGCATTACGGGTAAAGATTTCATGTCTAATGTTGCTGAACAATTAGTCGAATACCAAGATGAAAAACACCAAGACATTATGTTAATTATCTTAAAAGCCTTATTCGACAAATCTAATGGTGTCTTAAAAGCAAAAAGAGTTGAAAAATCATTATCCTCTTTGTCCGCAACCGACATCATTGATGGCTTAAAAGCACAAGGCGACAAGAGTGGCAATATCCGTGCAGTTGCTATGCACAGCGTTGTTCTTGCTGAATTAAAGAAAGCAAACCTCGTCAATAATGTTAAGTTCATTGACAAAGATGGTATTGCAAGAGATTTAGGCTTATACACATGGGACGGACGTGAAATCATCGAAGATGATACCGTCGCACCCGAAGAAAGTTATAGTGCTTCTAGCGACGCTTCCGTTGTTGCTGGTAAAGTCTATTACACAAGAAGCGGAACAAGTCCAAACTACACCTATACAAAGGTCGCTTCCCCAACGGGCAACCCATCTACAAGTGGTTATTACGAAAAAACACTCGCATATCCCGTTTACTTACTCGGTAGAAATGCGTTTACATGGCAACCATTAGGCGTCAAAATCCCATTAGAAATGTGGCGTCAACCATTAACCAATGGCGGTCAAACATACTTAATCAATAGAGAAAGATATTTCCTTGCCCCATTTGGTTGCTCTTTCAAAGCAAGTGCTATGAGTGGTTTAGCCCCAACCGACGCTGAATTAGGCACTGCTTCTTCTTGGGAATTAGTCAATACGGGTGGCGTTAGTCCAAAATCAATCGAATTAAAGACAATCCCACTTGCTTGTATCGTGTTCTCAATTAGCGGTATCTAATCGTAAGTTAAATAATTCTAGGTCAAGGAGGTAAATCAAATGACATTAGAAGAACGCATTGAACAAATGAAAATAATGTTAGGCGATGATGGTGTCGACATTGATGAAAATACATGCCAAACCTACCTTGACCTAGCAAATCAAAAAATCTTAAATCATCGTTATCCATACGGCACAAAACTCGTAGAAGTTGAGCCACAATTTGAATATCAAATGATTGAACTCGCTATTGTCTTATTTAATAAAAGAGGTGTTGAGGGTCAAGAATATCACAACGAAAATGGCGTCCATCGTAGATATAGAACGGAAGCCCAAGTCCTTGCCTCAATACCAAAGTTTGCGGGTATACCTTTATGAGAAACTTGCTAATCAATAAGACAAAACATTACGTCCTTAATTATAAGGGCGAAGAAGAAGTTGTTGATGGCAACGGATATTATACGGGCGAAAAAAATATCGCTTACACTAGACCTATCGTTTTTATGGGACACGTTAGCGGTGCTAGGGGCAGTAGCCAAGTAGAAATGTTTGGCACTGACATTATGTATGACAAAACCCTTGTTATCACAAAAACCGAGTTCAAGAGATTAAAAATTACTGAAAATAGCGTATTCTTTATTGACAAAAAACCTATCTTTGATAGCAACAATACCCCTTTATACGATTATCGTGTAATGAGAATTGCTGAAACAATCAATGAGGTCGCTATTGCTCTTACAAAGGTGCAAAAGTAATGAAAGTTTCATTTAACAAGCAAATATTGGGTGTCGTTAATAAGATACAAAACAAAGTCGATAAAATGACGCAAGAAGCATTAAATCGTGTTGTCAATAATTCGACTATCTTGGCACAAGAGTATTTCGATAGATTTTACTACGAAGTCCCCGCTGACGACCCGTTTGTGTTTGTTAGCAATACCCCAATGCTACAAGTTGGCAAAACAACTTGGTCTAGGCAAATAAAATGTGTCGGTAATCAAGTTCTATTTATAGAGTTTGGTGCGGGACAATACTTCTATACGGGCGATTTAGAGGCAAGATTATATGCTAAATATCTTGGCAATCTCGCCACAAGACCACCAATGATAAGTGATATTGGAACGTATGGTAGTGGTAGGGGTAAAGATGATGTATGGCTTTATAAAAGCAAAACGGGTAGAGAAAGCAATAACGCAAGCCTCTACCGATACAACAAAAACAATGAGCCAATAATGATAACTCATGGTAATAGACCCGCAAGAGCCTTATATCGTGGTGTTGGTATGGCTTTAAGAAGATTAGCGGAGGGCAAACTTAAATGATTAACGTATTTAACGAAGTCTTTACATTGTTAGTCAACGCTCTCGCTGATTACGATAATTCAATCAAGACTTCAAGTGTTTATACAAATACCCCATCTATTTATCCGTTTGTGAGTTTAGAAGAAATTGACAATAGCGTTTACCAAAATGGTAGTGATTGTTGCGAAATCGAAAACTTTGCAAATATCGAGTATGAGGTAAATATTTACACACAAAACCCAGAAAAAAAGAGCAAAGCCGATGGCATTAGCCAAGTGGTTGACACTCTATTCAGTAATAAAGGTTTTACTAGAATTACTAGAAACATATTACAAGATACAAACGAAACAACCTATCGTGTCGTTATGAGATATAGTGGCGTTGTTTCAAAAGAAAATGTTGTTTATAGGAGGTAAGCATTATGAGTGTTTCAACAACCCCAATTTCAACCCACAAGGTTTCTTTAATGAAATACAATCCAGCGGGAACGGGAACTGACAAATACGAACAATTATGTTGTATCAAAGACTTTCCCGATTTAGCCACAAAAGTCGAAGCCGACCAAATTGAAATCACAACTTTATGTGATGAATACCATGAATACATTGATGGTTTAAAAAATCGTGGCGACGATTTAGAGTTTTTAGCCAATTATATCAAAGGAACATTTGATACAATCAATGGTTTAAGCGGAACAACACAACTCGCTCTCTACTTCAATACGGGTAGTTCTTTCGATGGCGACAATGGTAAGTTCTATTTCGGTGGCGAAGTGTCCGCAAGAGTTAATGGTGGTGGCGTAGGCGATGTCGTGGAAATGACAATCGTTGTCAAATTAAAAGAAGCGATTAGCACAACCGAGCCATCACACTAATAAATACATGGGAGGTTTCTACAAATGGGTAGAATTAAATTAAAGTTTTACGATAAAACTTACATTATTGAATACGCAAATCGTATCGAAGTCAAAGAATACTTTGCTCAATTATCTAAACTTTCTAAAAAAGATGATATTGAGAGCAGTGTAAAAGCGTTGGTTATCTTGCTTAAAGCGGGATTAGTCGAACACCACAAGAACGACATGCCAAGCGATAAAGACCTTGAAATATGGGCTACTTCAATACCAAACACACAAAAGTTCTACGAACAATTAATGTCAATGGTGCAAGATGTCGTAAGTTTAATTGAAGATGATACAAAAAACTTGAAGTGGGAAGTAGAGAACAACTAGCAACTAGCAAAAAAACTACTTCCCCACAAGAAATACTAAACTTTCTTGATGAACTATTCGCTTATGCTCTTTCAATAGGCATGACATACGAACAATATTGGTATCAAGACCCAAAATTGATTAATGCGTATATGAAAGCCGAAGAAATGAGATTGATTAGGAAAAATCAAGAGTTATGGTTGCAAGGTTATTATGTTTATCAAGCGATTGGCGATTTAGTCCCCGTATTAAACCCTTTTAGCAAAGAACATAAACCTAGAAAATATCTCGATAAGCCAATCCCAATTACTCGTAAAGAGCAAGAGGCGGTTGAGCAAGAAAAATACGAGAAAATGAAATCATATATGATGTCATTAGTCGACAAAAAATAAGTTGGGAGGTTATTAGATTATGGCAAGCGCAAGTTATGATACCTTGACTATTGTAATTAATGCTGATAGTAAAGAAGCAAGTCGCTCTATCAACAAACTTTCTAATAACCTCAACAAACTTAACGAAACTGCAAAGAACTTAAATACTCGTAGAATTGGCGAGATAAAAGGGCTTTTATTAAATATTGCAAAAATAGACTTTTCTAACGTTAGCAAGGGATTGCAAGATGTAGTAAGTGCCTTTAAATATTTCAATAACAAAACGGCTCAAAAACAAAGCCCTATTTTAAGCGTAAAAGAATTAGACAAACAAATGTCTACCTATACCTCGATGGCAAAAAGCGTTCAATACGTTTTTGATGGCATGAGCAACAACGCAGTTGAAACGGGAACAATTAACAAAAATCTTGAAAAAACCGATAAAAACTTGAAAAAGGTAAACAAAAGCCTTAATGAAATGAACGACAAAACAAAGAAAGCGTCCAATCAATTCGCTAAAATGTTTAAAAATATTCTTAAATATCGTGTCGTTCGTAAAATTATTCAAACAATCTTTCAAGAAATACAAACTGCTTTTAGTCAACTTGCAAGTGTCGACCAAGATTTTAACAACGCATTAGGCGAAATCAAGAGCGCATTAAGTTATGTCGCTAGGGTTTTAGTTAGTATTATCGCCCCAATTATCAAGGTTATCGCCCCAATTATTACTATGATTGCGGAAGCGATTGGTATGATTGGTAATGCTCTTGGCAGTGCTTTTGCGGGTGCATTAGGACAAAGTGAGTTTGCGGAAGCGGAAGAAAAGGTTGAAAGTTATACCGATAGTCTTAAAAAAGCCAAAAATGTATCAATGGGCTTTGACAAATTAAATGTTATTAGCCAAGAGGATAGCGGTGGCTTTAAAATGACCGACGTTGCCAACGGAAGTGGTGCGTTAGCCGATGTGATTACTAAAATCAAAAATGTTTTAGAGCCATTATTACAAGAATTAGCCCCACAAATAGCGGGTTTAATGGTTAAAGTGGTTAATGCTATTGAAAAGATAGCCCCATTAATCGAGGTTATTTTAGACCTAGTTTTTGACTTGGTGCATTTAACTGATGATAGCGTTAATGGTAGCGTAGGTGCTTTCATTGATAGTTTGGGTAGTGCGTTTTATTTAATCGGCATGATTGCCAAGATTTTAGAGCCAATTTTAAAGGTTTTAAATGTTATCAATGCCGTTGTTCTCAATATCATAAATTGGGTTATCGAGTTATTAGCAACGGGTTTAGGCACTATCTTTGAAACAATCGGTGCAATCCTTGAAATTGTGGTCGCTTTCTTTGAGGGCGATACTAAAAAGATTGAGCAAATATGGAATAACTTATTAAAATCTCTCTATGCAAAATGGGAAAACTTCGGTAGAAGTATTGCTAATTTCTTTATCAAGATTTGGAACAACATTGTGTCATTTATTGAAAACGCTATTAACAAAATAATTGATAGCGTCAATGAAATTGGCAAATATACGGGTGGTTGGTCTATCCCACACGTTGATTTTAGTGGCGTAAAAGGAACAACCCTTGAAAATGTAAATACCTCAAATGGTGCTACTTCGTTCTCATATCAAAGCAATACCCCAAACGGCAACGGAAATAGCACACAAAATATTATTGTTGAAATTGATGGAAAAGAGATTGCGAGAGCAGTTAATAAACAAAACGCAAATAGCGGAACTGACTTTTTAATGGGAGGAAATATTAATTATGGCAAAGGATACTAGATTATATGTTTACCCATTAGTCAAGATTTATAATGAAGCAACGGGAACTTGGAAATCTTTACCAACCCCAACCGATTATAACGGACAAGCAAGCACACTTGTTGATAGTGCTAGAAATACCGACGGATATGTGGTGGCAAATATTATTAGAAGTGATGTTGCAAGTATTAGCATGTCTTGGAACTTTTTAAGCGTTGATGATTACAAGGAAATGGCACAATTATTTGAGCCACGTTATAATGGCTCTTTTGTCAATTATGTTTACTTTTGGGACGCAATTAAAGGCGATTTCAACGGACAAGCAAGCACAACCCCAACCGACGCAACTAACAAAAAAATGTATTGTGGCGATAGAAAAGTAAGCGTTGCTCACATTTGTTTAGATAGCAACGGCAAACCAATCGGCTACGAGGGTGTTCAATTAGATTTGGTTGAGGTGTAATATGTTAATTGTTTCAAGTGCATGGCACGACCAATTTAACAAGCCAATAGTTAATGAGGCTTTAATCAAGTTTGTCATTGAAGATTATGGCACTTTATATGGCACTGATATTTTTTCGTATACGTTCAAAGGCAGTGCTAGTCCAATCTCAAATAAATACCCAAGTTATGAGGCAAGATTAGAGTTGGTAATGAGAAATGATTACCTTAATTTTTCTACATTTTTAGGCAAAAGCGTTGAGATTTACTATGGTTTTAAGATAAGCGGTAGTGAGGAATATGCAAAGGCGCAAACCCTTTTTATTGATAGTATTGAGATTAGTGATAATGGTAGAATTGCTTACTTTAATTTGAAATCAATTTTTGCTTATTTAACTAAAACAATTTCAGTTCAACTATATTCGATTGATAATGGCGGGACTATTACTTACACAAATACTTTTAGAACATTTTTAAGTAGTCAATTAACGGGCATTTCTTATAGCGAAAGTGGAACAAATAATCACAATGTTCGTAATTTCCCTAGTAAGATTACATTAGGTCAAGCATTACAAGAATTATGCTTTGTTAATATGCGTTCTTTATCATTAGACATGGACGGACAAATTATTATCAAGGACACCGATTACGGACATGTTCATTATTTTAATAGTCTAAATATTACTACTTACCCACATATTGAGAAAATGGATATGCCAAGCAACGTAGTGATTGAAATACTTAATTTGGGTGCAAGCACAAACTCAATTTCAAATATTGCAAGGCAAACAATGGAAATATATTATCAAGCCCCCGTTTATAGAGGTAATTTTACTATATATTGTGATAATGATGGTGCTTTTATTACCAAAGATACAATCGCTTATGCCACTCAACCTAGTGGAACAATTACTCAAAGTTTTGACATTTACAACGACCATATTGTAGCAAGCGCAAGCGGAAGTGGGGCTACCGACTTTGACTATGAAATAGGTGGTTATGCTTATAGCAACTATGCAAATACCGAAAACGGAAAAACAAGTATTTTTAATGTGAATATAGTTAGTCTTATGCACCAAGTTTATTTAGACACTCATATTACACAATACTTGCAACCACAACAAACATGTGAAATACAATGCCGTTTTGACCCATCTATTGAATTGTTAGATAACATTACAACTAATAATGGTATGAAAATAACTATTGAAGAACTTACTATTACTTATAAGGGTAGTTATAAAGCAAAAATTAAAGGTCGTTATGATAAATACCTTGCTGACCCAATCGTTCAATCCGTTTATACCTCAACACAAGCGGACGAGTGGTATGCTGATATTTATAACCCAAACCCCGACCAAATGAGTTTGAAAATATCTTCAAGTCAAGGTATAGATACTCTCTTAATTAACGGACATGAAACCTTACGAATAAACTATGAAAACTGCCCTAAACTTGACGCTAGTATGTATGCTAGTGAAAATGGCGATTTAGACACTGATGTTTATTGTTGGTTTCTTAATGCAAGTAGTCAAACTTCGGGCAATTCATTTATTTTAGTGGCGGATAAATAATTATGTTGAGAGCAAAATACAAAAGCGGTAGTTCATTAATTCTACCAAAATCAAACGATATAGATTATATCTATTATTACGATACTGAAAGCGAGCGTAGAGAAGCAGTGTTAAACAACACGGAACATGACATTGATATTCACTTTACAACGCTAGAAAAGGCTAAAAAAGTGTTTCTTGGTTGCTACATTTATCCTTTTATGGAACATATCGAGGGCGACGAGATTGACTTTGCTTCATTTGATATGTTTGATGAAACAATAAAAACACAATATATTGCTTTACTTAAAAGATACATAAACTTAAATCACGCTGATAAAGAGTGGTATCACATATATATAGCAGTAAAAATGTATGATAAGGGCAAGATAAACCTTACAAAAACCGAGTTAAACACTGCACAAAAGATACACGATAACGGAATTGATGGCACAAATTATCAATATATAATTGATTATTTGGAAAAAGCACAATAAAATTAAAGTAGAGATAAATCGGTATCTTCAAAAACACAATAGGGTGTCATAAATTAGACACCCTTTTATTTATATTTGGGAAAGGAGGAAGTTCTAATGAGTGAAGCGCAATTTATGGGTATGTTAATCGGTTGTATTGCAACTTTATTAGGGATTGCTTCGATAATTGTAGCAATAATTGTAAAACCTATTATTACCCTTAATAAATCAATACAAAAACTAAATGATAGCATTGATAAATTGAATAGTGATAATTCAAGACTTGATGAGAGAATTACACATCACGGGCAAGAAATTGATGACTTGCGTGATAAAGTTCTAACTCACGGACACGAAATTGCTCATTTGAAAGAAGTGATTAAAAAATAACTATGCAAATCGAAACAATTATTACATTGATAGTGCTAGGGGTTGTAATTCTTGGCTCTATCGCAAGCATTATTGTCGCTCTCGTTCGTGGCGACATTAAAAAGTTTATCGAAGAAAAAATGATTGAAGCCGAAGCAAAAACGTTAAGCGGAAAAGAGAAATACGCTTATGTGCTTCGTGCCGTAAAAGAAAAATACAAATTAGTCGATTTGTTCTTAAACATTAAAAAGTTCGTGGAACACATAATCGACTTATCCAAAAAGATTAATGCTAAATAGGAGGAAAACCTTATGAAAAGAGTTAAAAGTGGCGTGGCCAAT